ACAAGAGCGTAGTCGTCTGCATCGTCAGCTACGGCTCTTAACGCCTGTCTTACATCCTGTGCCTTGAAGCCGAGATGCCTCTGGTTCGTTCTTTCGTCTTTCCACGAGTAGACTATCGGCTTGATATGCATTATCAAGTCGCTGACCTTTTCTGCACCTTCAAAGTCTTTCTTTAGGCGTTCATCAGAATTTACAGTAATATTGGTTGATGCCTGTATGCCATTCCACCCAGTAGCACTTGCGCTTATTGTCAAGTAGTGATATTTCTCACCACTTGGCAGTAAATATGCTTCAAGTGACAGCGAAGCGTCATTGTTGCCATATTGAGTGTTTGGCTCTGACCTCGCTGTCAAGTTGCATCGTGACGAGCCGTCATCTGGAAATGTATTAAGTGTTACACCAGTATGTGATGGGCTGTCTGTGCCTAAGTAAAGACCGTACTGATTGTTTGGCAGTTTACCTGCGACAAGTATGGGATCATCGTTTTCAGTAACGAAGTTAATGAAGTTAGATGAAAACACGCCATGCGTTGCGCCGCTTGCGCCTATCTGCGTAGCGTCAGCTCCGAAAGATGCCAGTTCTGTCAGTCCGTCCCTTATTGCTATACCATTCGACCTTGCAAGTAGGTTACCGCCTTGTGGGTCTGCTTCAAATTCTTCTTTGGTAACTTCGGTGATGTGCGCACCTGCATCTTCGCCTTCTTCCGTTACCCAGAAGCGTTGTACAGTTTCATTAACTGTGCCACGCTCATACAGGTTGACCTCTCTTGATACTGTAGGGTCACCCACTTCAACTGTAGGTATACTACGAAGGGCATTTTTCTTTGATTTAAGCGACCTTCTTGTGACAACAGGCTGATTGTATATACCTGCAAAAGAAACCTGTATAGCGTCTAAATTTTGGTCTGTGATTGCTACAAGGTTGTGGTCTGTCAAATCGTATAACTGCGGTCTGATAAACCTGCACAGTATGGTTGACGCATAACCGATGATGCCCATGTCTACTGTAAGTGTATAGCCCCTGCCTAAAAGCCTTTCGCCTTTTTCAGACCGAAGTATCCACTTAAACCAGTTCGGGTCATAATCTGTCTTTACATCCTTGTTGCCCTTAAGAAGCCTTGCAGTAAGCGTTGCTTGTTCAAGCACTACATTGCTTTCGACTTCAAGCGTGAACATAGCGTCTACAGTATCGGTGATGACCTGCATCTGGTTTTGTATCGCCACATCTGTTGCTCTTTGGCTTGCAAGGTCAGATGCAAGTTGTGCCACCCTGTCAGAGATGCCTGATGTCCTGAGCAGATATTCTCCAAGCGTAGCTTTGTGAATTCCGTTGGCTTCACTCGTTTCGATTTTGAGTATCCTTGCTTCAAGGTATAACTCCCCGGCATCATCAATGACGTTGACGCGATCTCCGAGCTGTACATCCTCAGGAAGGTTTGCAAAGTCGACCTCATAATTGACAGCAGGAACACTACGCTTCTGAAGCTCGGCTCTGGCCTGTCCGGCAAGGACCGCCTTATCAGTCGTGTCAAAAGAAAAAGAACCGACCAGAAGTCCGTCCTCATCTATCACACTTGACCAGCGGTCCATTGCGCTTATATTTCGCATCTGACCCGTTGTTTTGTCGACTTGGTAAATATCCCCGGTCGTTGGGTCTTCGTAGCTGTAATCGTAATTTACAAGTGTTACCGGCACATCAGAGTCCTCAGGTGTGCCGCCCGTAACTGCGAGTGCTGTCAGCAGGTCGGTTATCGAGGTTTTTGTAACGATCCTGTCAATATCGTAGTTTAGCCTCAGCTGCGGAATTGCCTCCTGCAGACCCCTTTTCTTTACGACATTTATTATCTTCTCTTTGACCTGCAGACCTTCAATGCGGAAGGAATAATACAATTCACAATCCCACAGCCCTACTACCGATCGTATTCTTTCAGTACAGGTCGACTCGCCTTGCCACTCATTTGACTTTGTGGTCGTTGGTGCATCCTGAATGTTGATGCTCCAGTCGCTTGGCAGAAAGTACGCAAGCATCTGCATCATCGTTTTATTTTCTAAAACGACCGCATGACACAGCGTATTCAGAAGGTCAAGTCCTGCGTCTTCCGCATAAAGCCTTATGGATTGGTCTTTTGTATCTGCCTCGGTATCTACTATCTGGAAGAATGAATTGTAGTTATCATCGTTACTTCCGCTTTTCAGAATATAGTTGCCGACTGATATCGCACTCTGCAGATCCGTGCGTGTGTCATCCGTCCAAGTGATATCACACTCGAATGTATTGACTCCGCTTTCGACTTCTTCAACAGTGTTATCATTAGACACTCTGTACCCGGACGGCAAGTCTGTTGTGGCCTGACCCAAAATATTAAACTGCCTGTCGCAGAAATAGATAATCATAGATAAACCTCGTTGAAGATGATCTGTATAAGTGGTTTATAGGATGTGTTGACCCAGTCGGACCATACCGCCCTTATAACGTTCTGACCCGGCTTCAGTACAAAATCTTCCCAGTCATTACCAAGCGCACCATACTGCGGTTCAAGATGGCCCTCAAGTGAGCCTGATCTGTAAAGCGTTACGTTCGCATCGTTGCAGTCAGCCTGAACGATGTCCCCTGCAGTAAACACATTTGGGATTTCAGCAAAAGGGACACCCGCCTTTGCAATCATCGCGCATGAGTGAAGCGCATTGGTATGGAAACTGCCTGCAAAGTTGAACACGATATCCTCAGCTGGCGTATTTTCTATGTCAGAACTCTTAAACGTTCTGTCAGGCAGATTTCCGACCGAGAACGTAACGACACCGCCGTCCTTTGTCCATCCGCTGTTCAGATTGCTCTGTGTGTAACTCCAGCCGGACTGCACCGTTCTGGTTCTCGCCTCTTGAACTTTCTTTTTTTTCTTCTTTTTCTTTTTGGTAACGGTTACATAATAGGTCTCAGTCGTGTATACCGCAGTCCTGTTGCAGTAACCGAAATGCGTATTGTAGTAGGACAGGTCGATATTGTCGGTGCCTACCACCTTGTTGTTCAGTATGTATGACACAACACCTGCCGTACCGTTGCCTGTCTTTTCTATCTTGAAGCCTACGACAGTACTGCCGTTATGCTGTGCAAGCGCTTCAAACTTTCCTGTCTGCCCTGCCGCACTAACGCATAGCCTGTGGACTATGTCAAACTCAAAGTCCACGGCACCTGCCGTTGTCCTGGTAAGTGATGCTGTGCCGGTCGGCTTCGCATACTGCTGTGTCTGTCCGGCTCCGTTGTTCCAATAAGTGTCAGTTATCTGCCCGGACGATACATTTGTCGGTGTCCACCCTGTCAGCACGTTGAACGAGCTGTTTGCCAGCGTTCCGTTCTTTGCGTATTGATCTACGTCTACTACCTCAGGATTGCCGAGCTGAATGATGTTCTCGTTCGAATCTAAAAATGCGACAAATCCGCAATCGCCGTCCTCACTGTAGTCGCCGTTCTGCTTTGCGGCGGCAAATGTCGCCCTGAGAACAGGTCTTCCCGGATATGTGCCGGTATAGTCAAAGACAAACGTTGCGGAACTATCTGCGACTGTAACGCCTGACTCATCCGTACTCGATAACACCGTAGGCTCGACCGACCTCTTAAACGGATATGCGCAGTAAATAGTGAATGTTCCCTTTACCGCAAGCCTCAGTTTCTTCGGCTCGGAGTCCATGATCGCAAACCCCGAGAAGAACTTGTCCGGCTCATCGTTGAATACAAAGTCGACTTCTTCCTGATTGAGTATGTTATTGAGCTTGTTGACTGCAGCCGTCAGCTTTGCTTCTGTATCAGACTGAATAACGTAATGGACGGTTATCTCTCTCGCAGGAAACACGCTGTTCTTTACCGACTCGCCATCGGCAGAACCAACAGAATAGGTCGCCAGCGTTTTGCCGAGCGACCTTCTGCCTGATGTTCCGAGTGTGTAATAACCCTCTATTGCGTCTTCAAGATATACTCCGTTGAGTTTTACAGCTTCATCAAGGAGATTTGTTCTTTCCATTTATACGTACCCAAGCTTTCTGCTTGCTCGCATCTCGAGCCTGTTCAATTCATCGGACATTATCGGTGCGGTTATCCTCGCCACCTCTTTGCCGTCTATCTGCGATACGACTTCAACACGCATCGAGGACAGGGCATTTATGAGGTCGTATATGGCATTGCCGCCATTACCGAACTCCATAGAATTGTCTGCCGGCGTGAATTCTGTTGCACCGCTCATTGTGTCCATAGCGTCCTGCACAGATCCGACATTCCTCTCAATACCAAGAGCAAGGCCCTCCGGTATCCATTTACCGAGTTCCATAAAGACCTTCGACGGAGACGAAATGCCGAGCACTTTCTTGACCGCTTTTGGCAGTTTTGAAGCAAGGTTTTTTACCCTATCAATTACATTATCAAACTTCGATTTTATACCGCCCCATAAGCCCTCAATCATGTTTCTGCCTATGCTTGCAAGACTCCCGACTCCGTTCTTGATAGCCGTAGGAATCTTCTTGGCAAGTGATACCAGTTTTGGAGGGATTGCCGCAAAGCCCTTAACGATACCATTAAGCAGTGCGACCATAAGCCTTAAACCTGCCATGAGTATTTGCGGTGCGTTCTCGATAAGACCGCCTACAAGTGTGCCTATAAGTTCTATAGCCTTGCTTGCTAATTCGCCATTGCCTTGCCCTAGTCCGTTGATGAAGTTTGTAATTGCGTCAAGACCTTTGACTATCAGTTGTGGCAGACCCTGCGCAATACCTATGGCAAGGTTCAGCACCATTTCAAGACCCTTGTTGATGAATTGTGGCACCTTGCTTGCTATTGAATCGAACAGACTGCCCATTGCTTCATCAAAGGACATTTCGCCACTAATGACCTTGCTGATGCTGTCGCCTATGGCATTTATTGGTGTTACTACGGACTGAAGCACACCCGACAGACCACCGACACTTTCAAGTTTTGTGTCTAGGCTGTCAAGTACGTTCGCTATGTTTCTCTGTATACCTGCCTTGATGTTAGTAAGTGCCATGTTGATACCAGCACCTGCCGACTTGGCTTGCTCCGTCCAACTTGCAAATCCGTCCCCACCATTCTTTGACAGGTTTATCATTGCGTCATTTACTTGGTCGATAGACACAGTGCCATCTTTCATGGCTTCGTACAGGTCGCTTTGATTAGCCGTCGCACCAAGCAGGGACTTTGATAACTGATCCATTTGTGCAGGTGCGGTCTGTACTAAAGAACGCCAATCTTGCATATCAGGCTTGCCTTTAGCCATAGCCTGTACCCACTGGTTAATGGCTGACGCTTGCTGTTCAGCAGGTGCGCCACCGCTTGCCATTGCGTTGTTTAGTGCCAGTGTAAGTTCTGTTGCCTTCTGCAGGTCGCCTGTTACGGCTACTACCGATTGTGTCTGACTTGCTACCGCATCAAGCGTTGTAGGCAAGTGGTCTATACTACTTGCTAGCATGTCCATTGATGCCTTTGCACTGTCTGCAGTATACCCAAGGCTTTCCATTACCTTTGGGAAGTTCTGCAGTGTATCAAAGCGCTTTGTAGCCCCTGCAAGGTTTGATGATATGGCGTTGCCAATAGCATCAAACGCCTTCTGCCCTGCACGCATAAGAACGCCAAACCCAAAACCGCTTTTTATTTTCTGCCCAAAACTTTCCGCTGCATTCTGTGTCTTTTTTATGCTGTCTTCATACTCACTTGAGTCGAGCGTCAACTTTGCGACAAGTTCAAATACCGTCATCGCCCGTTTATCCTTTCCCAGATGCCGTGCACTATTTCTTCGCACGACCTGTCGTCAACTTCTGCTTCTTCCTGTGGTTCAAGAACATCTACCCAGCGCATCGTAAGAGACGCTCCGTAGTCGACTATGCCGTCCATACCCAAAAAGTGGGTAGTGTTCTCGGCAATCGACTTCAGAGCGTCCGATACATACACTTTGTACAGCTTTTCTTCACGGCGCTTGTTGTATTCAGAAACACAATGTTCTATAACATAACTCCTGCCGTATATTTCCAGAATATCAAGCCGTATTAGTCTGCAAGCGTCAAAATACCACTGCTCTCCAAACTCACCAACGATGTAAAAAAACTCAGCACACTTTCGTCCGCTATCAGCTCAGCTACCGACTTCAGATATTCAGACATCGGGTGGTCGTCTGCTTCTGCCGGGTCGATGAAGCACGCAAGGGCCATAATCTCGAGCGTTTCCATAGGGTGCTCCTCAAGGCACGCGTCAAGTATGGCTGACAGATTCTTGCTTATCTGCGCCTTGCGTACCTCAGCACGCTTTTCTGCGTCCATATCATCTGTGTACTTAGGCAGCCGTTTTCTGATGTTGTGTATATCCGTGACAGTCAGCCACTTTGCTACCGATTTTCTAATTTTGTTGGTCTGCACAAAAAATTCAGACGGTTTGCAGTTTGCTAAGTTTTTCATATATTCCTCCTTGTTTTAATGCCTTATGCTGGCTTGATGTCGTAGAACTCCATCGGCATTGTGTCCTGATCATTGATAGATACATGACCCGTCAGAGTGATCGCGTTTGTGCCCTTGCCGTTTTTTGTGGTCTGAATATTCAGTCCACCCGTGGAGAGCGCGTTAATCAGCTTAATTGCAATAGCACCGCCGTTGGCCTTGTCTCCTACCCACCAAATGTCGGCAAAATCTGTCTGCGCCAGATCGCGTCTCGGCACAATCTTTGTGTAATTCGCGCCTGACGGCGTAGTTTTATCCGCAGCACCGAGCGACCAACGGAT